ACGAAGATTCTGTTCAATTAGCTCAAAAAATAGGAATATCAAAAGAACAATGGGTAATTTTTAGAGAGTCTATTGCATCAATAGAATCTGGAGGAAAATATGACATAGCTGGAGGAGCAGGAAATCATTATGATGGAAGATATCAATTAGGTAAAGCTGCTAAAACCGATGCAGCAAGAATAGCTGGTATACCTGATCCTGGACATGATGAAGCTTCAAGAGAATCTTTCAGAAAAAATCCTAAGTTACAAGAATTGTTATTTGCAGGAATGACAGTTGCTAATGACGGATATTTAAAAAATCTTTCTTTGGTCTATAGAAATGCTGACATTAATAAAAAATTAGAAATATTAGCCTATGCTCATAATCAAGGTGCTGGTGGAGCTGCAAAATGGCTACAAAGTGGCATAACTGGTAAAGATGCATTTGGAACAGCAGGAACAAAATATTCCGAATTACTTGCGGCGAATCTAAAAACCATACCAATTAAGGTATCAACTGCAACATCATTAATTGAACAAACACTAGCACAATCAGCAATTGCATCTGCACAACAAGCAAATACGAATGCACCACCAGCAAACATGAATGCACAACGAAATGGGCCGCAGCAAGCAGCTGTTGCAACAAATTCAAATCCAGACTTACATTCTTATTTGCTTGGTAAATTAGTATCCAATTATGGATAACAAAAACCCCGCCGAAGCGGGGTAAACTTTACTGTGATGAAAAGTTTATTTTCTATCAGCTAGATCATTAAAGTAATTCAATTCTTCATCAATACTAGCGGTAACTTTTTTATCAATTACTGCTAAATCTTCTTCTTTAAATGAATCAAGAATAGCTGTTTCAGCCTTGGTTCTTGGCATTTCAACACCTTCAAAACCTAGAACCTTATCTAAACGACCCTTCAGTACCTCATATGGCTTGAATTGAGATTTCTCTGTGAATTCTTTTAGAGAATATTCTTTCTTCCATAAATCTTCAAGTTTAGCATCATCACCATCATATAGAGCAGACTTATCAGCAAATTCTGATTTGTCATAGTTACGATAACCTTCAACATTACGAATCTTCAACTTGAAGTTAGCACCAGTCCATAGATCAAAAGGATTAACAGGAGTTTCATCTGCAAATTCTGGATTCATAGCTTCAGTAATCTTATCAAAGATTTTCTTACCAAACTTATAGAGTTTGATTTGTCCGTCATTTGATGAGTTACTTGGGTCAGATAGAACCAAGATATTAGCGATATATGTTAATTTACGCTTTTGCTTACGAGCAATTTCTTTATTAGCTTCAATACCAGAATTCCACAATGTGCTATTGTGCTCACAGACAGGACACTTATCGTTAATAGTTGTCAAGCAGTTATCAATAAACCAACCGCCTGGTCCTTGAAATCCGTGATTGAATGTGCGAACCCAAGGCAGAGCATCATCACCATCTACTGCTGGTGCTGGTAGAAAACGAATAACAGCCATGCCGTTACCTGATTTATCTACTGATGGTTGCCAAAAGCGGGTATCGTCTTTTGAACCGGCTTCGGGAGAACCGGATTGTGAAGATTCAATTGCTTTAGTAAGTTTAGCTAAAGAATCGTTATTGCGTTTAAGATTTGCGAATGAACTCATATATTACCTCGTATTTAATTTATATTAATGTGTATTTTATTGTCCACATGATGCATAGTATAACATATATTTATGCTTGTGTCAAGTAAATATCCAGCAATGCTAAAGTATTGCCGATATCTTTGTGATGAATACCTATACCACCTGCTGCACGGAATGCCTTGATAACATCTTCGGTATCATCAATTAAGATGCTATCAGGTGTTGCATATTCCGATTTCTTGGATCTTCCAGGAACTACATTTGCTTTGTAAGTAATACCTTTATTGCATAGCCATTTAATTTTTTGTTGTTCAACTTCAGAATGGTACTTTTGACCACCAGATGAGGTCAAGATTTCAACCTCAACATTTTTTTTGCCAATATAGTCCAGTAATTGTTGTCCACCTGGCCACCAGTCTAAGGATTCAAATTGTTTTGATTCAACAAATTTACACCAATTAACGCTAAATTCTTTTCTGTCCCGAGATCCACCTGGTGTTTCTCTGAACAATTCAATATATCTTTTTTCAAAATTACAAATTACACCATCTAAATCCAAATATACCTTCATAATATAACCTTTTTTAAAATTTCTTTGTATTTTATACTGTCAAATTTAATAAACGGAGTGTACTTGTTTAATTTCAATTGATAATTAGGCCATTGTATGGTATCAGAAATTCTACTATTCCATGATGGTAAAAAATTCAGGAATGAATTTAAGATAATAACGGTCTCTGGTGATATCTCTTTACGAAAAAGCATTGTCAATAGTATAGGGTAATCACCTTTGGTTTGTAATGGAGTATTTTTGTTTTCGTGGCCATCAAATATATTATGGCATTCCGATTCAAAAATATAAGATAGTGATTGTATAACCTTTTGCCTTTGTTTGTATATTATATCAGATTCTTCACTCAATAAATTACCTACCCAAATATTATTATCTTCAAGAAGATTAGCTACAAGAAAGTTATGTAATTCATCTAAACTTTTATATCTACGGGATAATTTATAAAAATGAAATTTGTCTTTACGATTCTCAAAGGTGGTAACTGATATATTTGTTTTACCATTGTATTTAAAAAAATCATATGTTTTCTGTGAGAAATGTAACTTTAATGATGTATATAAAGAAAAGGTTTCAAAACCAGTTAACATATGGGCAATCTAGGGCTTTTGTTTTTAAGAAGGTTAAATTCTATTGCGTTACATTCAATTTTAGATTTGAGATTGGAGTTTATTAGTGTTGAGGCCACTTCAATCTCTAAACCTGTTTTTCTGCAATACTCAACAATGGCTTCAATGTAATTATAATCTGTACCAGAAACTATCTTTTCAATCTCTTTTGCAAACTTCTGCATTTCATCTTTGGTAGGCATATTGTCCATCTCTATAAATCCAATCATCGCTACTAGTATCGGATTCTTCTTCATCTAATTGTTCTTCCATAGATGTATCTTCTTGAACAAAATCTAAAACTCCGTTAAAAACAAATCCACTTCCCTTTAGGAAATTTTCAATATGAGACAATAACTCTCCAAGAGATTCAGCCTGAAATTCAGAGGTAATTTTATTACCATTGGGTTCATTTCTGATATCGGTTTCTTCACATACAAATTTAAATTTACTCATCATTTTTCATCCTTAAATTACGACATTGTTCTTTCACTTTAATTGGATAATCTGGAGATATTTCAGAATAACTACAATCATAATACTTCCCACTAGTGGCAATATTCAACGCAATGTAAGACGATAAAAGTAACATAGCTAAAACAATTACCGTCATGCCAATATTACTTAACAATTGTTTCATATAAAGTCTCAAATTGTTCATGTGTGGCAACTTCTTCATCAAAATTCTGCTTATGATAAACCTTAACCATTTTACTAACTAGTCGTTTAGGTAATTGTAAATCTTTTGCAATAGCAGATACAGATTCTTTAATATAATCTTTTTCGCCTTCCATCCGAGTCATTGCACCAGAACATTCTTTGAGAACATCTAGTAATTTTTTACGATCCGACTCGGACGAAATTTGATTTACTGATAATTGAACTACAGCCATAATATAATACTCCTGGTTAATTTTCAAATCGTGGAGCAATTAATGCTTCACAGAGAACAGCATATTCGTTTGCATATAAACAATTTACCACTATATCAGCTACATTGATATTTCGTGTATCTGCATAACTTTTATAAAAAATATGATTGCCAATTTTAATTGTTCTTGGTAATCCCCACATAGGATTTACATAGACCGCATGAAAGTATGTTGCACCCTTCGTAGGGTCTTCCACTATATGGTAATTAACAAGAACAAATATTGCTAAGTCACGAATATCATTATACAACGGTTCATGCTTGATTGTCAACCTTTTTTTGGCAATATTTGGTTGACATGTCCAAGAAAACTGGCAAATAATAAGTCCTTTGCTGTTTCTTGTTCTTTGTTTTACAACTCCACATATATCCGATCCATAATTACCAGAAGCAAGCCGATTTAAAGTTACAAAGGCAACAGCTAGTTTACCAACATAAGATTCATAACCGGATTCAAAGTAAATGTTTTCAGTTAAACAATCAACTTGTTTCTGTATTGGTATTTTTAAATCGTGATAATCAATTTTGTGGGGTATTGCGTAGCTTGACGAAAAACATGAAAGTGTTATGATTGCTACGGTGACAGCTTTGGATATGCAAAGCATATTTTTCTCCTTGTTGAAAAGGGAGCAAAAATGCTCCCTAGACCCATCAGGACTTCTTAGGTTTTACTTCCGCTGGTTGAGGTGTTTGAGAAACAAAACCATTTAGAGCTTCCGCTTTTTTGATAATTGTTTCTTCTGATGGGAATAATGGAAAACCGGGATGTGCAGGTGAAGGGGTTCCGTTAATCTTGGATTCTTCTACCTTGGTTGACCATTCGTTTGAAATGATTTCACGCCGACCATAGTAATCATCGGTCAGCATGTCTTTTGCCATTTTCAAGAGTTCGAGCCTTAGCTCGTAGGGTGTCATACTCATTTAATTCTCCTGTGTGTTTGTGTATCCAGAATTACATCTGGTATTCTATTTAGTCCCAAAGTGCTTCGTAGTAGATCCCAAACAGGCGAAAACCATTTTCTTTGCGTTTTTGCCAGGCCTTTAAACCAACCCAATCTACTTTGAGTTTACTTTGATAGTTACTATCATTATCCCATGGAAATTTATCGTCACATTCTGAGTGGTCAAAAAATCTACCTTCGGCATCATCATCAGCTTTCTGCTCAAATGCCCAAATCATTTCATCAAGAACCCAGTTCCAACGAGTATGAATATTTGGATAATCATCGTCATATGATTTATCTTCTTTGTAGAAATCAAAGACAGATTGTACATCATACTCTTGTGTACCTGTTGTACGCAGGTGCTCTGGAACATCCTCAAGATCAACATGCGGTGAACCGTGTTTGGTTTCCCGAAGCTGCTTCAACATTGGAAGAATGATTGGAGCTAAGGTGTTATCCATACCCCAAGTGTCCCAATAATCAATCTTTATATAATCAATTTTTGGATGAATTGTATCTAGGACTTTCCTTAGTCCTTCACAGATTGGATTTAGTCTGTCTGACCACTTATCAATTAAAGGTTCTTCATAGTCAATCTCACGCCAGAAGAATACTTTTTCCAGAATGGTGTAAGGACTTAACCAATGATAACGAAACTTATTGGTGTATACTTTCATAATATAATCCTCAAATTAGTGGTTGGTTATTCTGTTACGAGGAAACCAACCGAAACCCTAAGCAGTTATTAGGCTGCTAATGCGTATGAGTTATCATTTGCATTTATTGGTTTTTTACTTTTTACGACTATCTGTGTCGAGTTGTCCATTCCGTTACTTGTTGCCCTGTCGAATACTGAGTACACCCCCATCAAAATAAACTTTTGAGTACCCCAATAATTATTCCTATCATAGGAATTAACATGAGGCTCAGTCCAAACAATATTATAACAATGAAAATATATTTCATAAAATTTATTTTGGTGGAGATGGGGGGATTTGCACCCCCGTCCAGAACACTTTTCTCTTTACTTCATACAACTATACAACCATTATATATCACTTCGCAATTTTAGTCAATGGTGAATTCGCTAAAAACGACAATAATTGGGTACGGTACATATGCTTTTGCCTAATAAAGATTTGTGGTTGCCCACCCTCTACTGCAATGGCAACAACCAAAGTATCAATCCTTTTATTGGTTAATTCTTCAAACATTTCGGCATAAGCTGTACATTGGAGGAAATAATTTAGAATATTTTCTTCTAACTTTTCTTTTGATGAGGACTTATAATCTATGATTGATAACTTATGATTCCAGTCCGCAATAGTATCAACACGACCAGCAATCCTTAATTTATCAGAATAGAGTGGTTGTTCAATTGCATATATCTTACCTATATTTTCATCCAGTTCCGGCCGCAATTGTAAAAACAACTCTTTGATATTTGGCATCATATTGCGAATTTTTAAATCACTCATTTCATTGAGCAAATACTTCTCACATGCCAAATGCAAAGCTTCACCTCGGCGAGAAGCCTTACCAGAAATTTTGTTGGCTTCTTCTTCACCAACTCGCTTACGCCATGCATCAATAGCATCTTTGTTCATAGAACCAAGTACCGTTGTTACTGACGGGTATGCTTTACCTGAAGGTGTGTAATATACACGACCAGATTCCGTTGTCTTTGCTTCTAACTCAAAATCTAATTCAGGTATTTTTTCATGGGCAAAAATCATCTATTATTCATTCTCTTTGTAATTCTATCAACATGTTTTTTTACAACTTCAGCTGATCTAGCTTCTTTGATAGATTTTCTACCGTATCTATTTCCAACTTCACTACCGGGATGAGCTTCTGCTACTTTTGATAACACTTCTTTAAATCCATCAGGCACTCGGTGTGATCCCATTCCAGCAACACTAGAAACAATCATTGGTGACATAACAATAGACTGAATATGTGGATTTTCTTTGAGAAATTCTTCACGCTCAGAAATCTTCATAAACGATTCAAATACTTCATCGGTTTCTGTATCAATAAATCTATAAGTTGGCATTAAACCACTCCGGAATGTTACGACTATTCACTTTGCCTTTCCATGAGGCTAGGTGCTGCTTATTACTTATGTAATAATTCCTATACGATGCCAAAGAATCTCCGGCAATCTTAACATCATCAGGCATAGCCGGAGTAGGTTCTGTAAATGCAATCACATTCATATTATCAGGTGTACAATCATGTAACAGCTGTACTAACCCATCACGCTCACACTTATGCACTTTACCATAACGATAGGTATATTCTTTACACAAATCAACCAGAAGGTTTGATAACCAATAATAGTTACCAATAGATTTTCTTACCCAAACAGCGGAAGGGTGATTAATGTGAGTAGCACTATAAAGAATACTCTCACGATCATCAAGTAAACGCCATCGTTTAATATTTCTATTGTTTACTGTTTTGTCAATATACATTTCACCATCAAGAACACGATGAGCAGTAGAAAGAAGCTGACAATATTCAAGTATCATTTTAATACAATGCTTGTCATTGTGCATTTCTGCACAAATCTTTGGATCATTGTGTAAGTAAAAGATGTTCATTTTTCACTAGTATATACTGGTGCTGATTCTGTAATCCAAGAATGTACCACATTGTTTAAATTTTGATGAATCTCTTGATTTTGATCCTCATTAAAATGAGAATTGATAGCGGTATATAACTCAGTATAAGAATTTACGATTTCTGTGTAAATAGAATCCATAGAATTATTTAGGAACCAAAGACAATCTTCCACGGATTGTCCGTTACTATATTCTGCGCCAT